TGTAGTTACATCTTGTTGGGTTAGTATATTACAGTAATCTAAAACCTCTCTAGTACTTATTTGAAAATATTCAGATAACAAACTTAATACTTCTTTTACGTACTGTTGTTTTGTGGGTTTTATATACTTGTTGAAGAATTTTTGTTTGGGTAAAGTTTTACAATAAAACTCATATAATCTTTGTTTTGGTAATTGATGTTCTTGAATCTCAGCTACTAATTCGATATAATTAGGATTCATTGAGATAATTTTATTAATCATAAAATTGTTAAAGATCTCATGCTCCTCGTTCGAAAACGAGGACCATGGCTCTTTATCATAAGACATTTGTTTTACCCAATCAAAAATTGTTTTAATTTTGGTCATCTTCTAAAATGAATTTGAATTCATCAGGTAAACCATCTTTTAAAATTTCACCTGTTTCTGGGTCATAAAATACTTGGATTGGTAATACATTATCTTCATTAGTACCTGTAATAAATTTAGATACTTTTCTTAGAAGAAATCCTTGTTGCCAGATTTTACCTCCATTAGAAGTTAAAATTGGGGTTGTTTTGCTTAAATCTAAGCTCATTTGTGGTTGTTGATTTTCCATTTTTATTTAGTTGTTAATAATTTAGAAACACAGGCACAGAATGTAATTTCTTTATCAGGTGCCATAATTGATTTATGTTGATAATCTGCTATTATAAGAGTAGCAATAGCTGAATCTGTAAATTCATCTGATCGCTCAAATAATACTCTATATAACTCATTGTAATCTCTAATGTTAGAATCCATTACTAACTGTCTTATAGTAGTAAAGTTTTTAACATTTTTAGTTTTAAGTAATTCTATTACTTGGTCTGATGTTTGTTTAAAGTTTGAGAGTGTTCTACTTTCTGCTAATTCTCCATTTTTGATAGAGGATTGAAGTAAATTCAAACATTTTCTAATATCAGGATAAGTTTGTTTAATAATTCTTACTACATCAGCTTTAGTATAAGTAATTCCCTCTAAATCTAAAATTTCAACACATTTAAACGCTACATCCTGCATTGAAGGGGGCAACAATTCAAACATAACTGTTCTAGACTGAATTGGGTCAATAATCCTTTCTAGGAAATTGCAAGTGAATATAAAACGAGCGTTTAAACTATAAGTTTCAATTACATTTCGAAGTGCGGCTTGAGCATTAATAGTTAAGAAATCTGCTTCATCCATAATAACCACTTTTTGTGGTTTAAAACTAGCAGCAGAAACAAATGATTTTACCTTATCTCTAATAGTATCAATACCATTTTCATCTGAACAGTTAATGTAAAGATAATCACAGTTAATGTTATTTACTATTAATTTAGCAGCAGTAGTTTTACCTGTACCTGCAGGACCAGTTAATAATAAATGAGGGATATCATTAGAATCAATCCATTGTTGTAGTGAGGATTTAAAATCATCATTACCAATGTATCCTTCTAAAGTATCAGGACGATATTTTTCTGTAAATAAGGTGTGTTTTTTATTGAACATAACTTTTATAATATAAGACTCCCCTTTCGGGGAGCCTAATTTATTACATCATTCCTTGCATAGGATTGACTTCTTCTTTTTTATCTTCTTTTTTCTCGTAAATTACAGACTCAGTTGTTAAGATTGTTCCTGCAACTGAAGCTGCGTTTTCTAAAGCAATACGAGTTACTTTTTTAGGATCAATAATACCTGCTCCTTTAAAGTCCATTGTTGATAAGTCTTTATAATTAAGACCCGCCCAATTACTTCCTTTTTCTGAGTCAGTTAATTTAGAACCTAAGTATTGGACTTCAGTTAAATCGTGTCCTGCATTAGTTAAGATTCTTTGGAATGGGGCAGCTGCTGCTCTATAAACGATTTTCTTACCATTTACAAAATCATTTGAACCTTCAAAAGTAATACCTTTACGAGCATATAATAAAGCAGTTCCACCACCAATTACAATACCTTCTTCTAAAGCAGCTTTTGTAGCAAATAAAGCATCTTCTACTCTATCTTTTTTCTCTTTGATTTCTAATTCACTATTACCACCTACGTTAATAATAGCTACACCACCAATCATTTTACCTAAACGCTCTTGTAATTTTTCTTTTTCAAAGGGTGAACCGGCGTCATCAATTTGTTTTTTAATTTCTTGAGCTCTAGTTTCAATTGCTTCTTCTGATCCTTTACCGTCTACAATTGTTGTTTTATCTTTACCAATAGTAGCTGTACGAGAAGTACCTAAACATTGTTTTAAAGTGTTAACATCAATTTTATCAAGTTTGTGACCCTTGTCTTTAGAAAGAACTTGACCACCAGTAATAATAGCTAAATCTTCTAAAGCCATTGTTCTACGATCTCCAAATTCAGGTGCTTTAACTGCTACCACATTTACAACACCTCTCATTTTGTTAACAATAGTTACAGCTAATGCCTCTCCATCTACATCTTCTGCTACAATCAACAATGAACGTTTTTCAGTATTACATAATGTTAAAGCTGGGACTAATTCATTTACTGAGGTGATTCTGCCATTATATATTAGAATATAAGGATTTTCTAATACAGCAGTCATTGTATTATTATCTGTTACAAAATAAGGTGATTTGTAACCTCTATCAAATTGCATACCTTCTACAATTTCAAGTGAAGTTTCACCTGATTTTGATTCTTCAATTGCTACAATTCCATCTCTACCTACTTTTTCTAAAGCAGTAGCAATTAGATTTCCAATTTCTTCATCATTGTTACCTGAAATAGTAGCAACTTCTTTGATTTGTTGATTGTCAGAAATATCTTCTGTTAAGTTATTAAGAGCGGATTTAAGTTCCTCTACAGCTGCATCAATACCCTTTTTAATTTCAATTGGATTTTGGCCTGCACTTACATGTTTTAATCCTTCTTCTAGGATTGCATAAGATAATAAAGTTGAAGTAGTAGTACCATCACCTACCTCATTAGCCGATTTAACTGATACCTTTTTGACTAATTCAGCACCAATTGATTCAATTGGATCTTCTAGTTCTTTAAATTCTTTAGCTACAGATACACCGTCTTTAGTTACTGTTAATTGACCATAATCTCCTTTAATTAATACTGTTCTACCTGCTGGTCCTAAGGTAGAGGATACACTATCATTAAGTTTTTTAACTCCTGATAGTAATTTTGTTTTTAATTCTGTTCCGAAAGCTGTTTCTGTCATAATTAATCTTCTATAATTGATAAAATATCATTTTGGTTAGCAATTAAATAATCTTCTCCTTCTAATTTAACTTTGTGAACTCCCATTGGTGGTAACACAACTTTCATTCCTGCTCTTAAATCAGTAGGGGCATATTCTCCTTTATTATAATTATAAACTTGGGATACAGCTAATACTTCTCCCATAATTGGTTTTTCATTTCCCATATCTGGGATAATGATGTTACCCACCATCATTTCTGATTCTTCCATGGGTTTTAGAATAACATTACCGTTTCTCGGTTTTAATTTACTCATGATTAATTAAAGTTTTTAAATTGTTTAAAGTTGTTTCTAATTCTGTAATATACTCTTTGATAGTATAAGTTGGTTTTTTTTCTATAGTCTGATCTTTAACTATTCGTTTTAAAGCATTAGGTAATTGTGTATAATACCCTATTACTTTTTCTTTATTAGTTTTAGGTTCAGTAAAAACTAAATTATAACTATCCTCATCAATGATAATTTTATAATTCCCCAAAGCAGGGTCTTCAATCATTGATCTTTTCTTAACTGTGCCTTTTTGTCGGCCTTTAAAATTGTAATTTGCCATAACTTTTTTTATTTATTTCGTATAATATACGAAAAAATTTTTGGGTATCCAAACAAAACTTAACCTAAGGGCGTAAGGTTATTATTTTATTTTTATTGATTTTGGTTTTGCTTTTTCAGCAATAGGAATAGAAATTTCTAACAAACCATTTTCTAGTTTTGCTAATGCTAAAGATAAGTCGTATTTAGCTGAGATTTTATAACCTAAATTAAAGGATTTTTTAGATAATCCTCTGTGAATTGTACCAGGATGTAATTCTTTTTCTTCTTCTGGTTTGTCATAACTAATTTTTAAGATATCATCTTCGATATCTAGTTTTACATCATTTTTAGTAAGACCTGTACAAGCTACTTCAAAATGAAGTCCTGCATCGTCATAAAAGATATTTAAAGGGTGAGGTTGTTTTGTGGTTGCTGCTGAACCGAATCCACTTGTAGGGTAAAAGAAATTGTGGAATAGAATGTCAAATTCATTAAAGTTTGTACTCATATTGATTTACGTTTTGTGAGTGCTCTAGCTACTCGTTATTAAATAATTTAAAGTGCCCTTAGGTCATTTGTCATAAATATTATTACTCATGTAAAGCTACAAGGAAATACTCAGCTTTTACACCTGCTTCTTCTAAATTAACTTTTAATAAACCATCTTTATAAAGATATGCTTTTCCAACTGCATTTTTATTTACAGAAATAATCTCTCTAAAATTATTAGCACTAAATGCTACAGATTTTACCTTGTTAATAATATTACCAGGTTCAGAAAAATTAACTTTATTTGAATAAGATGATTTTTCACCAATTATAAATCCAACAACATCCTCTTTTTGAAAATCTTTAGTTATACCTATTTCAAAACGAGGTGGTTTATCTAAGGCATTGTGTGCTTTAATATATTTTTGAGTAAAATCAAAATTAATATCAAATTCTAAATCGTGTGGTGGTAAATTAGGAGCTACACCAGGATCCTGAATTAGTCCTAAGTCACTTAAATTATAAGATAAATCAAATTGATTATCACTAATATGTAATTTTAAAAAATGATTATTTTGTTTTTCTAGTTTTAATTCAATAAAATCATTTGTAATGTTAAGTAATTTAAGCAATTGACCAGTATTAAAAATACCAATCTCGCAGTCTTCTAAGGTTATAGGCGCTATAACTTCTCCAATACAATCTTTATTGTCGACTGCAAATTTAATGTGAGCTTCGTTGTTTTTTACCTTAAATTTAACTTGAGATGTTAAACCATTTAAATAAAAACTTTCAATAATTTGTGTTAATATTGTTTTATCCATTAGTTGAATGTAAAAAATTTATGTATTAGTGGGTTTGCTGGTGGTAACTGCCATTCTAAATCGTCATAAAAACCTTGTAATTTGTTTTGTAATATAGTTTCAAAACTTTTACCTCTATCAATATATTCATTAATAAAATCTTTAATTTTATCAGCCATATCAAATTCTAGAAAAGCAATTGCTTCTATATTATACGGATTATTTTTTAAATAAACCCATTTTATTTTATCACCTTGTACAATTTGACTATGTTTAGAATCTAACTGCCAAAATCTTAATAAATCATTATGTTTAATAGCAGCTTTAACAGATGCACCTGCTCCTTGCTTTATTTCAGATAAAATTTTACCTGGTTTAGGGTGTGAAGCAACATATTCATTTAGGGTTTTTACTGAAGTTGGGTTACCAATTAAGGTAAAATCGACATCTGATGAAGTAGCTTCTTGTCTAAATTCATGAATTTTTTTATCAACGATACTTTGTGGGGTACCTTTAATAATTAACTCAAGAATTTCTTGATAAAATTTACCAAAATATTTTGGAAAATTAGCTTTTTTAAATTCTAATCCTTTAATATCAAGTTCTTCTTTAGCTATACCCTCTTTTTTAGTAATCCATTGAGCATAACGTCTTGTAGCTCTAAAATATGCAGAACGAATAACACACTCGGTTTTCATTTCTAATCGGTGTGTATTAACATTAAAGGCTTCTCTAGCGAGTGTGTTATAATGTTCTGTTATAATATCTTGATACTTAAGAGCTACTTTCTCTAATAAATCATCTTTTTCTTGATCAGATTTTTCATCAAAATCAGGATATAGATGTTTTAATAAGGGCTCAGCATTAAAATAATTAGAGTCTGTATCCACATAGGCACAAAAGTTAAAATCACCTTCATCACAAATCCACCATGGGGTATCTTCTAAATGCTTCATATTAAAATGTCCTTTCTCCTGGTACTGGTGGTAAATTAACTGGTCTGTTACCTTTGGAATCTATATCTGATCTTTCTTTAAGGATTATTTCAAATGAAGTTCCATTAACTTTACATTTACCTCCTTGTTGTAACATTTTTTTAAAAAATTTCTCTTGTGTAGCATCCCAATTCTCAGATAACTCAATAACTAATTGTTTTTCAGCTTTAGTACCATTAACATAAATGGTAACTCCGTTTCTAATTGATTGTCCTTTTAA